GCTTAATGGTGATGCTCAGCAGAATTGGGAAGCTGCTTTGAGCGAGTTAGGTCTAAGCATTGTGAAATAAGTGCCCGCTACATGCGGGTTTCTTTTTGGAGCCATAAATGAACGTCAGCAATATTATTTCCAGCGCGTTAAAACAATTGGGCGTATTGGCCGCAGGTGAGAGTGCTAGTGCAGAAGAAGTTGCTGATGCAGTAGATGCCTTGCGTAGTTTACTTGCACAATGGGCTACTGATCGACTCATGGTCTATAAAGTACAGGAAATCTCACTGGATTTAACAGGTATTGGCACATATACCTTGAGTCAGACGGTTGATTCAATATCAGATAAGGCAAAGCTCGATGATCAAGACATCATGCTTATTCGTGATTTGAATAATACTGGTTCATATAGACCTGTAATCTATACCGTTGATGAGCCATATTGGCACTTTAATGTACTAAAAGACGCCAAAAAACTTGTTCTAAATACATTTACCCTGCCAACCACGCTCGATGCAAAAGATGAAATTGATTTTCCTGCAAAGTATGAGCGCCCTCTAATTCTTTCCTTGGCTGTAGAAATTGCCCCTATGTTTGGTATTACCGAACCATCTGTTTTGATGCTAACCAATCAGGCTCGGGCAATTGAAGCACTAAAACGCAGCAATTCAACTCCGATTTATGCGCACAACGACTTGCCAGTCGGTGTAAGGAAATTCCACCGCTATGAACACTATTGATATCCCAATTGTCGGGCCTTCTTATAATTTGCAAGATTGGTCAGTTGATTGTCAGCGTACAGTAAATCTCTTTCCTCAAGCTGTTGAGAGTGGAAATACCAACAAGGTATCTGCATTGCTTCCCACACCTGGATTAGTTGAGCTTTTCAACTTGGGTGGTGTAATCCGTGGCATGTATGCTTTGAATACGAGATTGCTTGTTGTTTCAAATAATATGCTTTATTCGATTAGAGGGAGCGTTGTTACTCAACTCGGTGAAGTATCAGGTGTTGGGCGTGTTTATTTTGCTGATAATTCTGTTGACGTGATGATTGTTAGCAACAATGCTTACACATTGAATATTAAAGCAAATCTGCTAACTAAAATTACATCTGCTGAATTTCTTGGCGCTTCCGACTTAACCATTCTTGATTCTCGTTTTATCTGGTCAATACCTAATTCAAGAAAAATACAGTGGTCTGATCTGCTAAGTACACAAACATCAGCACTGTACTATGCAACAAAAGAATCAAAATCAGACAATCTTGTTCGAGTTATCGCGAATAGTGGTCAGCTTTGGCTCATCGGAGAGCTATCAACTGAAATATGGGGTGTTACTGGCAGTGCTGATGCACCATTTCAACGTATGTCGGGCGCAGTTCTCCCACTAGGTTGTCTTGCGAAAGACTCGATCTGCATCTTTGGGTCAAGTCTTGTTTGGCTGAGTCAGTCTGAGCATGGCAAAGGTCAAATTGTAATGACTCAAGGCTATCAAACCCAGCGCATTAGCAACCATGCGATTGAATCCGCGATTAATAGTTATGCAGATGTTACAGATGCGTATTCATTTGCATATCAGGAAAATGGGCATTCTTTCCTAGTAATGTCGTTCCCAACAGCAAAGAAAACTTGGTGCTATGACGCTGTAACTGGACTGTGGCATGAGCGCAGTTACTACAACTCAAAAACAGCACTTCATGAGCATCATCGTGCAGGCATGTATTGCTTCTTTGAAGGTAAACATATTGTTGGTGATCGATCAAACGGAAAGATTTATGAACTAACAGATGAATCTTTTACCGATGCGGGGGATGCAATTATCCGTGAGCGGGTTACCCCAGTTTTAAATCCACAAGGGCAACGTCTTATTTTTGATGAGTTAGAGCTTTTTTGCCAAACAGGACAGGTAACTAATATTGAACCAAATGTGATTCTTGATTGGTCTGATGACAAAGGTCAAAACTGGGCATATTCACGTCAGGTCAGTTTGGGAAAGATCGGCGAATTTAATAAGCGGGTTATTTTTAGACGACTTGGACAGTCATTTAATCGGGTCTTTCGAATTCGATTTTCTGATGTTTGCCGATTTGTTGTCACAGGATCAAAAGTGAAGGTGCGATGATGAGTAAAAACAAACTAATACCACCATTCAATGAGCCAATGTATCTAAATAATCAAATGACTCCAGCATGGCGTAACTTCTTTGAAGAAGTTGCAAAAGTCGTAAATCAGTTAAACGGGTAGATTATAAAAATGAGCCAAACATCAAAAGAAATTGATAACACTGTTTTACTTATGCAGATTTTGGGTGATGTTCAAAACCGAAGCTACATTGAACTGGTAAAAAGTGTTGAAAAAAAAATTAAAAATGCAATCAGTGATAGTGAAATTCAAGAAGGTGAAGCACCTATCACACATCATTTTGCACCAAACATCTATATGCGCCAGATGGATGCAGTAGCAGGCACACTCGTTGTAAGCAAGATGCATCGAACTGAGCATTTAAATATTTTGCTCAAAGGAAGCTTAACGGTAGTCACTGAGGAAGGGATTCAGCATCTAACAGCACCTATGGTTATCAAATCAATGCCAGGTACAAAACGAATAGGCTACTTCCATGAAGATACATCATGGATAACCATTCACCCAACAAAACTAACCAATGTTGAAGAAATCGAACGCGAAGTAATTGTTCCAGAAGAAGAGGTTGATGCCTTTTTGGAATCAATAGGATATCAAACTAAGGAGTTTAAGTTATGGCATGGGCAGCAGTAGTAGCTGGTGGTGCAGCTCTTATCGGCGGAGTAGTATCGGCAAATGCATCTAAAAGCGCAGCAAAAAAACAGGCAAATGCCGCACAAGCTGCTAGTGATCAACAACTTGCGATGTATAACCAGACCCGTGATGATTTGAGTCCATATACGCAAGCTGGACAAACTTCTTTGTCTCAACTTATGGGGAAAATGGGAGTTGGTGGATACTTCGATCAAACTTATTCAGGTCAGGATTTATATAATGATCCAAGTTATCAATTTCGCTTGAACCAAGGTCTTAATTCAGTACAGTCTAGCGCGGCAGCACGGGGCGGGTTGCTATCAGGTGCAACATTAAAGGCGCTAAATAATTATGCGAGTGACTATGCGAGCACAGAATATAGCAACGCTTACAATCGCTTTAATGCTGATCAAACCAACCAATTTAACCGTTTAAGCTCTCTAGCAGGTATGGGTCAAAATGCTGCTGCACAAGTAGGAAATAATGGCCTACAAACAGCACAGGCTGTTGCAAACAATACAATGGCAGGCGCTAACGCGACAGCAGCAGGGCAAATCGGTGTTGCTAATGCTTGGAACAGTTCTCTTGGGACTATTGGGACTTTGGCAAATGGATATATTCAAAGTAAAGGTAAAACAGGTGGGAGTATCTAATCATGTCAATTGATGCAAGTATTCCATTGATGGCTCAGGGCATTGATGGAATAAAAATGCTGCAAGATGGGTCAAAATTAGCCGACCAGTTTATCCAAAACAAAGCGGATGGAGAGCTATCGCGCATCTATAAAGAATCTAATGGTGACTTAAATAAGATGCTCCAAATCGGGCAGCAATCACCAATGGCACGCTGGATCATGCCACAGCTTCAGGCGCAGCAGGCAGCGCAGCAACAACAAATGCTTAATCAACAAAAAACACAATCAGAAATCTATAAAAATATGGGTTCTGGCGGTAAAGATTTTGCAGATGCAGGCAATACAACACAAAAAACCGCAAACTCTCGCTTAACAGATGCAAAACAAGCTATTTTTGCAGGCGCTCAAAATGGCAATCCTCAATTCATTAGAATGGGGCTTGATGCTGCAAAAGCAGCAGGTGCAATTGATGATCAAACGCATGCTCAGTTTACCCAGCAGTTAGATAGCTTAGGCGGCGATCCTGCAAAAATCTCAGAATGGGCTAAAAATGCAATTCTTGCGGGTAGTCAAAACCCTGCAAGTTTCTTATTTCAGACTGCTGATAATGCTGCAAATAATGCTCAATCTGACATTAACAACCAGCGCACAACAAATGCCAGTATCTACTCGACAGATAAAAATGCTCAAACCCAGCAGCAAAAAATGTCGCAAGATCAGCAGCAGTTTAATGCTCAAATGCGATTTAAGCAGCAGCAACAATACTTTGAGCAAAACAAGCCAACAGCTTATGGTGTAGATGCTCAAGGCCGAAAATATGCTGTTGTGAATGGTAAAGGTGTTTATATTAAAGACCAAAACGGAAATTATATTACTGAGCAACCAAAAGGTAAGGATGCAACCACTCAGGCTGAAGAAAAAACCCGAATGGCTCGTATCGACACATTGCTTCCTGAAATTGAAAAGATACTACCGAATGCAACACATAGTTATTTGGGTAAAGGTCTTGATCTGGCAGGAAACGTATTTGGTAAATCAACGCAAGGTCAACAAGCTTCTGCACAGCTTAAAACATTGTCAGGGCAACTTGTATCCTTGATGCCTAAAATGTCAGGACCACAATCCGATAAAGACGTGGCGATGTATAAGGAAATGGCGGGCAATTTGGCAGATGATACCTTGCCGATTCAGACTCGTATGGCAGCATTACAGTCTATTCGTAATCTGAATAACAAGTACAAAGCCATGGCTGCAAATCAAAATCAACCGCAGCCACAGCCACAATCTCAGGCAAATACTGCTAAGCTAAACAACATTCTATTTGGTCGTTAATTGTGCTATAAATCCCTCATTACGACGAGGGATTTATAATGAAAAAATTAATAATTTTAACTGCCTTGGTACTGTCAGGTTGTGCAACAACACAAGTTAATCCTTTGAATCTAAATGCAAATGAGAAAATACAAAAAATTTGTATTGAGCATAATCCTAGAGTCGTTGTAAATGGATTTGAGGATATTGTTATTAATCGCTTAGAAGATAATGGAATATCTACAGAAACATATACCAAAGGAAATAAGCCGCCGTATTGTGAGTATTCAATAAAGTATGTTGCATACCAAAAATGGGATTTTTCAATGGTACTCACTCAAGCGGAGCTTAGACTTTATAAAAGAGATAGCAAAATAGCTGATGCTGAATACAAATTGCATGCGGGTGGTTTGCTAAACCCAACAAAATACAAAAGTAATGAGTCCAAAATAAACCCTCTGGTTGATCAACTCGTTGGAAAATAAAATGAAAAAAATTTATGTCAGATTTCTAATCGTGTGTTGGGTTTTAGTTATTTGTGGTGGTGGATTTACTTTTTTATATTCGGTATTTACAGGTACATCATCGGAAGTAGCAAGTGTTTTTGGGTCTGTTTTAGGATTATTTTGCATGTTATTTGCTGTTACGTTTATTACACTCGGGGTTATAAACCCCAAAAAATTACTAAATTTAATATAAACCACCTTCGGGTGGTTTTTTATTATCAGGTGAAAATATGGCAACACTCGCACAACTCCAGCAAGCATATGCAAATCCAAATGTTAGAAAGATGTTAGACCTGATTGCCGCTAGCGAAGGCTCAAAATACGGATACAACACATTATTCGGCAATCAACAGTTTTCTAATTTGTCAGCGCACCCAAATATAAAAAAAGAATTCAAGCAAACAGATGGCACAACGAACTATACAACTGCTGCAGGTCGCTATCAGTTTCTAAACAGCACATGGAATAACATCGCCAAACAGTATGGCTTTCGTGATTTTTCCCCTAAAGCACAAGATCTTGGAGCAATTGCTCTAATTGCAGGGCGTGGTGCGTTAAATGACGTTATGAATGGAAACTACAAGTCTGCAATCCAGAAACTTGGAAAAGAATGGGCTTCTCTACCTACAAGCCCATATGACCAAGGAAAGCGCTCATGGGATTTTGTGAATAGCCATCTTGGTCAGAATGTTGGTGATGGATTTAGTCCAGAGTTTGTTCCAAAGGGCATGATGACGAAAAGCCAAGAGCAATACCAGCCTGAATTTGTTCCGAAAGACGCGATGGCACAAAGCTATCAGCCTGAGTTTGTTCAAGATGATCCGCAGCCAAAAGAGTATCAACCCGAGCTTGTACCAACCGAGCTATTGGCTAAAGAACATCAAGATATGCCCCTACAAGAACCTGTTGCGCAGCAACAAGCCAATTTGCAACAGAATCCTGTGGAACAAAATAATCAATTTCAACCTGAGTTTGTACCAAATAGCATGCTCGCACAGTCATAAGGGCTAAAACATGGCAGATCAAGCAGATATTTCTCAACGCATCTCTCAAGCAAAGCAGGCTGGATATTCAGATAGCGATATCTATTCAACGCTTTCGAATGACGCGAGCTTTCAAAAACGCATCACCATGGCTAAAAAAGAAGGCTTTACAGATGAGCAAATTGCGGGTCAATTAGGTCTAAAAGTCGGAAATAGTCAAGGTCAGCATCTCGCATCCGATGGTTACGGTGATGTAGTTGTTGATGGTGCTGAACAAGATTCACCAGAGGTTCTTCCAGAGCGCCATCCAATTGTTATTAACGCGTCTCGAGGTAACCAAAGTAAACAGCAGGATACCCCTGCAAAACCTGAACAGCCGTCTTTTCTTGCCGATGTTGGCGCAGGTATGGATAAGGTGTTTAGTGGTGCTATACAAGGTGCTCATTGGCTGGGTGATAAAATTCAAAAGCCACTTAATGATTATTTTGGCACTCATTTTGATACCAATGAATACCAGAAATACACGAAGCAAAAAGCTGATGAGTACAAAGCGTATGAAAAAGCACGTACTGAAAGTGGCGCAGGAACGAATTATGGCGAGTTCTTAGGTGAAATGGCTGCCACTGCTCCAGCAGCAGTTTTCGCACGTGGATATCAAGGTGCAAAAATTCTATCAACTGCAGGCGCAAAAGTCTTAGGTCAAAATGCATTATTAGGTAGTGCAATTGGGGGAGCGCAGTTCGCAGAAAATTCAGATCAACGCCTATCAAATGTTGGCGCAGGAGCAGTAGGTGGAGCAGCTGGGGCGGTGGTTGGTGAAAAAATTGGGCAAGGTATTACAAAGGCAGCAGCAAAATACAATACAACTGCAGCGAACATTGCAAATATCGACCAAAAGCTAGAAGAAGCATTAAACAAGAATGGCGTAAGCCTTTCTGATTTATCTAGTGATGTTGTAGATGGACTTCGGAAGAATGCTGTTGCAGCCACAAAATCAGGAAAAGATCTTAATCCAGATGCTGTAGCAAGACAGGCATTATTTGGAAAACTTGGTTTAAAAGGAACACAAAGTCAAGTCACTCGCAGCTCACAACAGTGGCAAAAAGAAGCTGAACTTGCAAAAATTCAAGGTGCAGGAGATCCACTTCGCAATAAATTTAATCAAGATAATGTGCAGTTAAAAGGTCTACTAGATGATGCTGCAAGCAAAACAGGTGGTACATCTATAGATCAGTATGGTGCAATGCAAGGCGCACTAGATACTGCAAACTCAAAACTAGCCTCGAATAAAGCTAATTATCAAAGTCTGTATGATCAGGCGCGACAAGCGAACGGAAATAATGTCGTTCTGGATGGCGCTGGATTCACCAATGATGCAATCACTGCTCTTGATAAAAATTATGCAATGTCTAGTTTACCGCCAAGTATTCATAAGATTTTAAAAGATGTATCGAATAACTCAGATAAATTCACACTTGGTAAATCTGAAGAATTGATCAAGATTTTGAATCGCGAATATAAGGCATCTTTGCAAAATGGACAGCCGTCTAGCTCGACTTATGCGATTGGTTTGGTGCGCGATGCACTTAATACTCGTCAAAATGAAGCTATGCAAAACTTGTTGAGTCAAGGCAATAACGATGCTGCACGATTATATAGTTCAGCTCGACAGGCATTTAAGGATAACGTGCAATCTATTGAGAACATGCCTTTGCTGAAAGATGCTCAAAACGGTGTTGAGCCTGACAAGCTCTTTCAGAAACATGTTTTAAATGGAAATGTGTCTGAACTAAGCAAAACTGTCAATTTGTTGAATGATGTAAATCCTCAATCAGTGAATGACATTAAGCAACAAGTCATTGAGTACATCTCAAACCAAGCAATTAATTCTAATGGTCAATTTAGCCCAGCAGGGATGAAGCGAGCACTGGATAAGATCGGTGATCGACGACTTGAAACTATGTTTGACCCAAAAGAAGTTTCCCGACTTAGAGACATTGGGATGGCAGGGCATTTCCTTGTATCACAGCCGCCGCACTCCTATGTGAACAACTCAAATACTGGATCAGCTTTAGCAAACTTTTTGATTGGTCGTCTAAATTTACCGGGTGTGCGTATCCTTGCCAGTCCTGTAAACGACATTATTAAGTCGCGCGAAGTTAATAAAACCCTAAAACCTAGCATTGCGGGCAATGATTTACAAATTGGCGACTTAAACCAATCCCTTATCGACCAATTACGTAAAGCAGGGCTTTTAAGTGGTGCTAATGCTGCCACACAATAGGTGAAAATATGTATTCGCTTTTAACAAATGTCACAACGCAATTTATCGATCATCTTGGAGTGCCAATCGTAGGTGGTAAAGTCTACACATACGAATCTGGCACAACAAATCCAAAGGTAACGTATACAGGATCAGATCCTACCAGTACACAAAATTTGAATCCTATCGTTCTTGATGACGCGGGGCGCGCAAATATCTATTTAGGAGATGGTGCATATCGAATTGTTGTAAAAGACAAAAATGATGCGCTTATAGCTGATGTAAATGCAATTTCCCGTGGTGTCAATGTCACTGAATTCGAAAATTTCATTCAGCAAGTCAATGATGGGTTAAATGAATTAGCACTGGTTAAGCAAAATATTGATACCTATGTTGACCAAGCAATTGAGGCTAAAAAAAATGTAGCAGGGGGTGTCCCTGGATTAGATGTAAATGCTCAACTTGATATTAATGTGCTTCCCTTTGGGGTTGCTACGGATTTAGCGGCAGGCATTGTAAAGCTTATTAACACGCTTACAAGTACGGCAACTGATTCCGCATTAACGGCAGCTCAAGGAAAGGTCTTATATGATAAATTATTCGGAATTGGTCAAACTTGGCAAAATATGACGTCAAGTAGAGCGCTAAATACCACTTATACAAATAGCACCTCCAAAACTATTATCGCTTGTGTGACTGGGTATAATTCATCTGGTACTGCACAGTCTGGCACTATAAACGGGAACTCAATTCAAAGTTTTTCAGGATATTCATCTGGTGTTACTGCAACTGTTACCCTAATAATTCCTCCAGGTGGGACATATTCAGCCAGTGGGGCGCTTGCTTCATGGTGGGAGTTACGTTAATGAATCACTACAAATTAAATAATGAAGTTTTTGCTTTTGATGACGACCAGCTTGATTTAGTCACTTCAGAAATGGTCAAAATGACGGATCAAGAAGTTGAAGCGCATATTAATCCACAACCAACAACTGATCAGTTATCTACCCAAGCGCGTAATAAACGAGACCAGCTGCTTAGCGATACACAATGGCTCGTTCAGCGTCATCATGATCAAATCGAAATTGCTGAACCCACAACACTGACTACTGATCAATACAAAGCATTGCTGACATATCGTCAGGCTTTGCGTGATGTTCCAACACAATCAGGATTCCCAAGCAACATTGTTTGGCCGTCCTACCCACTATAAAAAACAGCACCTTCCAGCCCCGAGTAGGGGCTTTTTTATTGCCAAAAATTCAGGAGTTGTTATGAATCTCTTGCTAAAAATCCCGCAAGACAAATTGCTTCACTTCATTGTTGGCCTGTTTGTTTATATGGCTTTCCATTTTATCCACCCTGTTGCAGGTCTCATCGCTGGTCTGGTCATTGGTGTTGGTAAAGAGGTTTACGACGATTTTCACAAAAATAAGCACACACCTGATTTAGATGATGCACTGGCTACGCTGTTTGGCGCATGCATCGGCTATATCTGCGGACTTTAATTAATAACTGACTTCTGCCCAATTCAGTGGGCTTTTCCTATTTTGGGGGTAATCGTGGAGCATTTCTTATCCAACTTGAGCGACCTGATTGCTCAGAATGGGGCAACCGTAGTGGGGGTGATTGTGGCTTTCTTTATGGCTTTATTTCGAACAGCACAAATGCATGGAAAATCTGACTGGTTAGAAGCTTTGATGTGTGCACTATTTGCACTTGGCATTAATGGCATCTTGTCTTGGCTTAACTTACCCAATGGCATCAGTGTTTTCGCCAGTGGCTTTATTGGATTCATTGGGACAATCAAATTTTCCTCATACATCAAAGAAAAAATTGGGATGAAATAATGAAACTCATTGATAGTTTAAAACAATGGCTAGGAAATACTAAGCAACTACACAAGCTTTGGAGTGTTCGATTAAGCGCATTAGGCGCTTTTTTTATGTCAATTGAACTAGCTTATGGCGCTCAAATCACGATTTGGTGGCAAACATCTGCAGCAGACTATTTTCCATTTCTAAGCCCTTTATTGATCAAATGGATTGGGCTTGGTCTTGTGATTACTGGGGTTGTTGTGCATCTTCGAAGCAAGGGGAAAAATGATGGCGGATAAGAAAAAACCACTGGCAGCGCTTGGCATCACAGGCGCTTTGCTGGCTTCTATCATCACTTATGAAGGTTACACATCAAAGCCAGTGATTCCGACCAAGGGTGATGTTCCCACCATTGGACATGGGACCACGATTTATCCGAATGGTCAGCGCGTCAAGATGACTGACAAAGCGATTACTCGACAGCAAGCCAAAGCATATCTAA